TTTCTAATTGAACTGTTGTAACTTGTTTTAAATCTAATATTTCATTAAATAAATATGCAGCTTCTCCACTTGTTACTCCAGTGTTTGTCAATGTCAAGGCATCAAGTAACGCATTAAATTCGGTTTTAGCTTTTAAACCTTGAAATTTAGGGTTAGTTGTATGTTCTGCAATACTCTGAACAAGTGCAGTTGTTTGTTTCTTTATTTCATTATATTGAGTATTTGATGTTGAACTTGTATTAATAACTATTGACGTAGAGTTTAAGCTTGTTCTACCTCCATCATCAATAAATTTAAGCATGTGCTCACCAGGAAGATTCTGGACAATAATTTCTGAAGAATTTCCTGGAAAAGATAATCCATTCTCATCAAAGAAAAAACTTCCACTACCATCAGTATTACTGTCATAGCAATAAGCAACAAATCCACCATGTAAGACATCAAGCTCCGTAGATTTATTAAACTTTATTTTTATTAATTCATCACTAACAGCTTCAACAAAAAGACTTGAAACATCATTAGGAGCTTTTGTTTTACCTAAAAATGTTCTGTTTATTTGTGTAGCCGTATTACTTTGCTGTCCAAAAGCATTTAATGATTTTATTGAAAACTCATAATCACCTTGTTTAAAATTAAATATATCAAAATTAATTTCTGATGTTCTAATCCTTTTTGGACTTTTTTTAATATCACCAGTACCTACACTAAATTCTAGTAAATATTCTTTAACTCCATTAACAGGTGTCCAAGAAACATTAATTACTGATGTAGCCCTATTGTCTTGAAGAATAATATTTTCAACAGCTTCTAAATTCGTAGGAGGTGATGGTAAATCTATAACAGTTTGAACAGGTTCAACTGAAATAGTATCGACAGACTCTACTATTGAATAAATTAATTCGTTGTATAAAACTGCTGTAACGCTATAAATACCATCATTTTTTCCTTCTGAGATACTAACTATTTTATATTTAGGCAAAGAAGATAAATCATTAACTTGTCTATCAACTACATAAAAAGTGTTTGGTAATGGATCTCTTCTGAATTTATCAGTAGTAATTGTTTTTTGAGCAAGATCAATAGATAATATTTGTTTTGTTTCAACATATTGACTACTTAAATTAGGATCGTTTTCATTTTGATCCCGATCTAAAACAATTGTTAATTGCAAACTTGAAGTCCCAGTACTGTCTAGATTTGTTTTTTCAACGTCATCAATTGTTATTACATGTTTATTATCTGAATTTGTAGTAGCAGAAACTACACGACCACTAGTTCTATCATTGGTTTTTAAAGGATCTTGTATTGCTATTACTTGTCCTGGCCTAACAATTACACCTGCTTCAACTGTTACTGAAAAAGAGACTGTTTCACCCCTTGTAAATTGTGTTAATAAAAACCACTTTGCTGCTCTTATTGCTTGAGTCCTTGATGTACATCCAAAAGTCTTTAGGTTTTTTATACTTTTTCCGAAAGCATTTTCTACTCCTGTTAAATTTGGATGTAAATCTTTTAGGAAAACATTTGCTATTTGCAAGTCTTGAACTTCATTGTCAAAATATGAAACTGTACATTGAGTAAATTTTGTTTTTTGTGCAGTGCTGTTATAAACAAATCCAATTTCGGTAACATTTGCCAATCCAAAAATATAACTTACATCAGTTGGTTTGTCTTGAGATAGTTTTAAAGAACCTACAGAGTAAAATGGAACAGCGTTCATAGCTGAACAAAAATCTCTTATGATTTGATAAGCATCTTTTTTCTGGCCTAATATTGCGTTGCAAGCGAATCTAGGCTCTTTTGTGCCGTCAGATAATGTTAATAGTTCTGAACTATATTTTGATGCTTCAAAAAAACTATATATATCTAATTTATCTTCTTGTATATGTTCGCCAAACCCTTTGGATGTTGTAAGCAAATCATATAGTATCCACGCAGGATCATTTGTAAAAAATTTTGTTGTAGTTAATGTACCGTTAAAAATATAATTGGGAGGATAATAAATAAAATTAAAGTGTTTTATAGTTCCAAAAGTGCCTAAGTTTAATTCACGCGATCTTCTTTCAGTTGTAATTACTTCGGGAGTTCTACCCTCTGAGTCTGGTGCTGGAATTTTTATCTTTGTACCTTGAACTAAATATTTTCGACTTGGGTATTTACCAAATTGTTCAGCATCAAATCGTAAACCAGCTAAAGCAAAATTGTTATATGGTCTTTGCTCCGACTTTATCTCGGTAAATGATTGAAAAACAATTTTATTTCTAAATTTAGCATTAGTTTCATCTAATTGATTTCTTACAACTTTAATAGTTAAAGGAAAACTTGAAAGTAAGCTATTTATTCCTATATTAAATATACGTTTATATTGACCATCGTTAGAAAACATTTCTTCATCAGTAAGTCCTAAAGCATCCCCATTAATACTTGTTGAAAAAGTTGTTTTGTCATACGCCTCGGAATAAGTACTAGCTGTTGATAATTGAACATTTTCAATCGTTTTGTTAAATAAAGTACCATTTCCATCTAAAAATTTTATATTTATATTTTGACCTCCTTGAAGATTTTTTATATCTCTACCTTCAAACTCTAACTCAAAGGCATGACTACCACTTTTACTAAAAGTTCCTTTAGCTCTAAAAGTGTTTAAATCTATTTCATAATCTCTTGTATAGCCCCGCACAGCCACACCTTTAACACTTTCATTTACAAATGGATAATGTGTTGTACCATCAGCCTCTATGATGTGAATACCAAAATCAACGCTCAATGGATCAGTTGTCCCATTATCCTTTAATTTACTCAAATCAGGAAATTGTAAAGTAACTCTAAGTTTGTCGAAATCTATAGTTGAAGCATTGATATTGCTAGTCGTAGTAGAGACTCCTACGCTAGTCTTAACATCAGCAGTTAAAGGAGTTGCCCTTTGTGCATCATTTGTAGTTTCACTATATTTACTTGGTCTTTCTATAAAGATATATTTATACCCCGCAACCCCATCTTTCTCTGCATTTCCAATTTCAGTCACTTTTGCACTTCGTACTAAACTACTAAACCCTGTAGTAGTTCTTTCTATGTCTACAAACTCATTAACTTTAAATAAATGAGTATTACTTTGATATATAAAAAGAAGTGAATTTGCTGGTTGCTGAGAATTTGTATCTCCGAACAGTGTAAGTTGGCTAATCCTATATCCAGAATCAGAACTGCCTTTCTTTACAACGGTAGCTCCTCTATTTGAATTATTAATAAAATAAACTCCACTCACTGCTGTGTTATAAGGGCTTCTACCAACTTCTCTACTAACGGATCGTGTGTTTTCAATTGCATCTATCAAAGGCATTATTTCTTGATTCGCTGTGCCATTTCTCAACTCTATTGTTACATCTGAAAAATTCTGCCTTCCATTAACATCTTGTACTTGTGTATCATCTAAAAAAATATTTTCAAGATAAGAATAACTTTGAAATAAACTTCCAAGTTTTATACCTTCTATTTCTCCATGACAAAGTAAATCAATTATTTTTGCAAACTGAATACTTTTTATGTCATCTTTTTTTAGATTAGAATCTACCTTTTTAACATTTTGTTTTCCAAAAAACTGATCGCCAACAACTCTAACCATTAGTCTGATACCTCCTGTTTAACTAAAGACTTAAACGGCTCACTACCGCCTATATCTTTTCTCACTTGTAAAGAATCAACACCTGATGAAATAATAATAGATCCAGCCAATATCTCTCCATAAATTATTGGAATTGGAGTTCCAGCAGTTGCAACATTATTTATATTTGAAAAAGAATAAGAAGCTCTTAAATTTGGATCTGAAATATCAAGATCTTGTTGGTTTCCATAGTCCTGACCTACACCTAACAGTGAAGATGCACCACTAACTGCCATTACAGCCCCAATAGTTTGCAGTGTTTTAGCTAAAAACCCAAATTTTGAGGCAAAAGCAGTTCCTTGTGTTATTCCAAAAGTTCCTACCAAACCTCCAGAGTAATAGTATATAGCTGCGCCAACAACGAACATTGCAATTTTTTTAAAAGTACTACCCGCACCAATTACTAAAGGTATAACTTCTATATCTCCATTAATATTCAAATCTATATTTTCTAATGTCTCGCCATTCACCCTGATTTTGTACATTTGATTTGACATGTGATTTTCAAGATCAGGAAAATTTGCTTTTAAGAAAAGAAATACATCTTTAGGAGTTTTTATAGCAGCCTCAAAAGATGACTGACCACAATATTTTCTTAATAACCCATAAACTTTTATTTTTCTAAGCTTCATATCTATATATTTTTTTTGTGATCTTTTGATATTCTAAATCATAAATTTCTCTACAACTTAACTTACCAACAGTATGATGTAAAATTGTTGAATCTCCAATATATAAAGCAACATGACTAAGTTTGTTATACATACCCTCCATAAGCATTACATCACCTACTCGTAATCCTTGGTTTTTAATTTCTTTAAATCCTGTATCTTTAGCACATTTTTCAAACAATGGATTATTTTCAAATTCTTTTAAACTTTTTGGTCTTGTCCATTTTTTTAAAGTTATATTCTTATTTAACAAATACCAATCATATATTAAAGACCAACAATCTTGCACACCCCATACAAATTTTCTTCCTATTAAAGGATTTGTCAGGTTTTCTTTTGGTGTAATTTCATTCCATGAATCATCTTTATTACTGTAGATATACCACAACATCTTTAGATAATTACAACTTAAAATATCAACCTCTGAAGGCATAGAACTAGATACTGGATGAGAATGAAATATACCAATTATTTCTCCTTGATTTTCACAATCAGCATAGTCGTCAGGATCAAGAGCAAAAAAATCTATAGTAGATTCTGCAACGTTTTTACATGGGTAAAAAACCTTCTCTCCTTTTATAATTGCGACCAAACCACAAGCTTCTTTAGGATAAAGTTTCTGAGAATATTCTTTTGCTTTTTCTTTCCAATTCATTGATTTATAAATCTACCAATACCAGGGAAATCTTCTTCATTAGCAAGTTTTGATGGGGCGGTTACTCCTATTAAATCAAAAGTTGAAACTAATTCAAATCCAACAACATCTTTATCTTCTGAAATCATCCTTTCTACATAATATATTTCCTTTTCAAATTCTGCTGATGGATTAGGATCGTTGTCGTTATACGGATTTACATTATTTAAAAAATTTATATTATCTAAATGCTTGGCTAATGTTCTATGCCTTGTTATTTTTGCTCCACCAAAATTTATTGGACAAGAAAAATCACCAATTTTAAAAATATTATATGATTTTAAAAAAGAAGTAATAGTTCCAAAAGCATTTGCAAATCTTATTTTTGGTCTTGGCAATGCACCATTAGTTGAGTAAGTATAGCCTTCAGCTTCGCATGGATATTTGTCATAGGTATTACCTTGCCAAACAACACTTTGCGAATCTTTTAAATTTACACCACTATGAAATAAATATGTGATAGGTAATGGAGGAGTAGTGTTTGATTGTTTAAAAGTCACTCCATTAGTTTGACTTGAAACATTTTGGCTTATTAATGATTTTACTTTAAAAGTAGTACCACTTTGATCGAAAACAGTATAATAACCATCAATCATATTTGCATTTCCTGTAAATACTAAATTAACAAGATCTCCTACAGTAGGTGTTGTTATGCCACTCGTGTTTACTATTGATATTTCAAAATTTTGTTGTGAGTAATTCATCAACTTATTGTTAGGAATATAATGCAAGTTCTCTACTAACTCAATAGAAAAAAAATCAAGAATTGCTATATTATCTAAACCTTGTAAATCAGAAACAGGAATAGTCATTACGGCTCAAATACTTGTCTAAATTTTGCTTTTAATGTAGCTGTTTTAGCATTATTTAAAGTATAAGACCAATCCTCACACGCATATTGTCCTGCACCTGATCGTAAGTATGTAATGTTTACTGAAACTGAATTTCCTGTTTCATTTTTAGTTGTTTTAATATGAAATGTATTTTGATCTGTATAAGTTTGTACTAAATGATTCCCAGTGCCAACCAAAGCATTATTACTTGCTGTTATGTTTATAACATCATTTAGAGCAATACCATGATTATTAGAAGTTACTACACCAATTGTACTACCATTAGCAATATTTAAAGTTACTGATCTTGCTGATATAGATTCTGTTTCTGGTGTAAAGGTAAAACTAGCTCCCAACAATGCTTGGCTTTTCAAGAACGCATCAATCGTTCTAACCTCTTCGTGTGTTATGTGTTTAAAGTTTACATCAAATTCATTTGGATCTTGTTGTGTTGGCAAGCCAAAAACAACTCTCTGTTCAAATCCATCCCCTAGTTTTGTAACTCTGACTTTTGGCTTTTCTGTTTTTTGAAAAGTAAAACTTGGTTTAATTGTTGTAGGAAAAATTGCCATTAGCTATTTAATAAACCTCCAGGTCTTTGCTCATCAATAATAGTTGTTCTTACAACTGATCCCAATAATTCTCCAAATGCCTGACTTTGTTCTTCATCTCCCTCCGCAGATGAACCGCTTGCATCCACATTAACGACTATATTACCAACTCCTCCTCCTTGAGAAACGACACCTAACTTTCCACTTCTACCTCTTTGCAATGGCAAAATTGCTTCTGGGCCAGCTTCCCCCATAAGGCCTGCTCCATTTTTCATGGGAAATAATGTGGGACGATCAACTATTGCCCCTCCGTAAGCAAAAGGTACAATTTTATTTCTTGCAAACACATTACCTTTAGCACTTTTTACAATTTCTCCTTTTTCTATCGCATTTCCATCTGCATTAAGATTTAAAAAGCCTAATATTGGATTTGCAATATTTTTCATGAAAGTTGCTTTTAAAATTATTCTACCTAGCTCGGTAATTGCAAAATTTGCTAACTCAGAAAAACTACTTTTTCCAGTAATAACCATATCAGCGAAAGCATCTCCCAATTTGTTGGTGACATCTAAAGCAAGACTTCCTATATGTGTTTGTACGTCTGTAGTGGTTTTTATAAGTTTTCTAAATTCTTCATTTAGATCAAATGTGACTACTTTAGTATCTTTAATTTCACCTTTTAAAATATTAGTTTTATCTATTTGGAATTGTGTATTTTCTAAATCTAATAATTTTAATCTTTTAACTTCATCATCTTTATATGTTTCATTTATTGCCCTTGTAGCATCAATTAATTGAAACTGTCTTGCTAATAATTTTTTAGCAATATCATCCTCTTCTCTCTTTAGTTGAATATTTCTTTGAAGTTTTAAAACTTGTGAATCAAACATAGCTTGTTTTTTAGCTTCTTTGGCAGCGTCTTTATCTCCTGTGACATCTGGTAAATTTGATTCTTTATTTGTCTTTCCACTAAATTCTCCTTCAACATCTTTTGCTCCTTTTGCTATTTCTTTAAATAGTTTTATATCTTTCTCAAAGTTAATTGCTATATCTTCAAATCCCTTACTGATTACATCTGCTGCCGCTTTAAAATCTTGCATCATCACAATATGAAATAGAATTTTACTTAAATCAACTAAAGTTCTTACTAATGTTCTTACAAGAGCTACTGTAGACACTAAGAAACCACCAAAAACTTTTATACTTTCAGTTAATGCTGTTAAAGCACCATCATTACCTTGAAAGCCAAGAAGAATTTCAGAAAATTGTTTTTGGAGAGCAGCTCCAACAGGAATAAGTTCTGTACCTATTGCTATAGATAAGTTTGTTATTTGTGTTTTAAGTCTTTGGCCTGCATCTGCTGAGGAATTAGCAACTAATCTTGCCGTCTTAGCAAAATCAATATTTAACTGGTTAGCAAATGTAATAACTTTTTTTAATCCTACTGTTCCATCTCTCAAATCTTTTTGTAATTGCTCTAAACTACTTCCATTTGCTTGTGCAAATTTTACAACTGCACCTGCCAGCCTCTCGCCCAGCTGACCCTGCAACTCCTCTGCTGACACCTTACCTTTTCCGAATATCTGGCTCATCGCTCTTATAGCAGATTGCACATCTTCTGCATCACCACCTGTAGCTTTAATTGCATTTGATACACCCTCAAAAACAACTCTTGCATCATCAATATTTCCACCCGCACCTAAAACAGATGCAGATAAAGTAGTAAATTGTTTAGTTGATGCTGCTATTGGTACATTCAAATCTTTTGAAGTTTGAGAAATAATTCTTAATCCTTCTTCAAATGTTTCTTGATCTTTAGTTACACCTTTCAAAGCAATTTGTAACTTTTTAACTTCTGATGCTTGTATAGCAGCTTGCCTAGCAAACTGTATGCCACCCGCTACAGCATCAACACCAAGACCAAGGGCTGCTCCTGATATAGCCCCTGCTGTTCCTCCTTTTACGAAACCCGCAGCTCCCGCTATTTGTGCAGAAGGAGGTAAAAATCTACCAAAAGCACCAGTTAAGGCTGCACCTTTTCCCGCCTTAAAACCTGCCTTAAGTTTTCCTCCTAAAGATAGCTGTTTTGTTTGCGCACCAGTAACTAAATCAAAATTAGTTTGTGCTTTTTTTAAAGCTTCACTTAATTGTTGATATGCTTTTGTATTTATACCAACACTATCCTTTAATCTTGTTAATGCACTAATTTGACCTTCTAATGCCTTTTTACTTAATAGTGTATTGCCATTAAATTCAGTTAAACCCTTTATAGCTTTGTCTAGTTCAACTGGAGTTAATTTGACTGTACTTGTAAATTTTTTAAAATCTTTATCAAGATTCTTAACAGCTTTAAAACCCTTTAATTTTAATAACAGCGTAATTTTATCAACTGACTTAGCCATTATTTATCTTCCTTATTTATTTCTTTAATAGCAACACTTTCCATTAGTTGTAAACCTTCTAACATCTCTTGTCGGTTTTCTATATTGTATAGGTCAAATAGTCCACCAGCAAGCAGTAAGACTTCATATCTTAATCCTACTACACCTCCAAAAGAAGTAGTCCATTGTGTATTCATCCTTAAAAACATCATAACAATATCCCAATTTTCTTCAAAAACCTCAAACTCGTCCTTTTTCTCTGGTTGCTTCTCTATCTGAATACCAAAAACTTCTGCATCTTTTTGTGTTTCATCAATAACTTGCTTGCCACCCGAAGCCCAGTATTTAGTGGCATCAATTAGTTTCCCGCTTGTGCATTACTATAAAAGTCTTTAAAAGCTTCTAGTACACCCGCAACAAAATCAGTATCTTCAGCAAAAGATTCTAATTCTTTTTTATTAAATTCAATAGGAGTACCATCCTCTTCGTTTAAATCCTCCCAACCAACTAATACTTTTTGTAAAGCTTTAAATTCACTTTCTTCATCAAAGTTATTTAATTCAGTCCTAGATAAACGTCTAAATTTTGCAATAAATTTACTTGTTTCAAATTCCCCAATATTTATTTCAGAGGGTGTCTTTACTTCTACAGGCCAAGGAAATACCTTAGTCTTTTTACGAACAAATGCCATAAATTAATATATATACTTCTTTACTGTACCTCAGTAGTCAATAGCTATTCAAAAACTAATTCTAATTCATCCGTTGTATTAGAAGTTGTATTCAAGGCATTTGGTATTAATGTATATGGTATTT